CGTGATACTGGTCGTGACCAATAGCTTGATTTGTCACTCCACCAGAGGAAACACCACTTCCAGTAAAATTTAAAGTAGCCCCTGCATCTCCATTACCTCCAACTGTTGCATATAAGTAATATTCACCTGCTACATTAACAGTAAAAGGAATTGAAAAAGAACAAGAAACTCCTGCACGACTCCATCTATTAGCACGAAGTAATTGACCTTCATTTGCTATCCCAAAAACATTTTGGTAATTAAAACCATACCCAGAAAAATAATTATCTACAGTTGCATAATCAGTTGGATTTCGCCAAGTTCTAACAATAGTATCCCCACTTTCAGTAATACCACTAGCATCTACGGTTACTGCTGCATTTGTCACTAATTTTCTACCACCACGAAAGTCTGTTAACTTTATAGGATCACTAGACGAAATGCTTGTTGGAACATTAGCGTTAGCATTAGCCGCATTGGTTGTTTGTGTTCCATTATTGTACGCTGTGGGGTTTGGAACAAAAGATCCCCCTTTAACTAACGCTGTTAGATTATTACTGGTTGAACCATAATAATCTCGCACTGTAGTTAAATTTACTGTACCACTACTCGCTAGGGGCATGACACTTACATCCTTGTTTATGTTCGTCTATTTCTTTTTTCAAATCTTTTATTGCTTCTATAAGAACACCAACCATGTTACCATATGCTACAGATTTGTATTCATTATCTACAACAACCTCTGGTAAAACCTTTTCTACCTCTTGTGCTATTACACCTGTGCCTTTTTCAGCTTGCATTGTATAAGTTACACCACGCATCTTCATAACTTTGTCTAAGGCATTATCTATTGTTTGTATGTCAGACTTTAGTCTTTCATCCGAAGTAGCCGCGACTTCTGCACCTTGTATTGTTCCTGAAGCTGTGATATTTGTAACAGTGGTAATATTACCAGTAACAGAAAGACTAGTTCCATCATAAGTTAAATTAGCTTCAGCTTCTAATGTATCGGCAGTACCACTTCCTGTTATAATTCGGTTGTCAGCGTTGTTATTGATGGTTGTTAATGTAACTGTATCAAAACTTAAATTACCAGATGCATCCGTTTTTAAAAATTGTCCTGCACTTCCATCACTAGCAGGTAAAGTAAACTCTGTATCACTTGCTGTCTTTTTTAATGTACCTATATTTGTACCAGTTGTATTACCTGTTACATTACCCTCAAGATTAGCAACAAGTGTTCCTGTAGTTCCACTAAATACTTCAGAACTATTTGTTGCCGCAGTTAGAAGAGTAAACTTAGCTTCACTGTCATCATACCCAAAGAAGCCTACTCTAGCTGATCCATCGTTGTATTTAAATTCAATACCTCTATCTTTATTATCATCACTAGCGTTTGCCCCCAAAGTAATAATAGGGTCAGCAATTGTTGTTACAGTGCTATCTACTTGTGTTGTTGTGCCACTGACTGTAAGGTTGCCCCCTATGGTAACATTACGACCAAATGATGCATCTCCTGCTTCAGACATATCTAATGTTAAAGCAGTTACTTCAGATCCCCCATCGTTGCCTTTAAAAACCATATCTTTATCAGATACAAGAGATTTAATTGTCAGGTTATCACTAGTCATATCTACATGACCAACATTTGTACTGCCATCTTTAAATATAACTTGTTCACCTGCAGCATCAAGAACAATGTCTGCCGCACCATCTAATGTCATATCGCCAGCAGATAAAGCTATTGTTGTACCATCAATGTTAAAATCATCAACATTTATACCTGCATTGACCGTAAGTGTTGAACTAGCAGTAATAGCGTTAGCAATAGTTACACCACTTTCTCCAAGTGTAATCTGTGCTGTCTCTGTTCCATTAACTATATTGCTAAATACAACTTCACTGTCTGCCTGTCCACTTGTTGTATCTTTTAATTGTGTTGTTATTTTTCCTATATTTCTTGAAGCATTGCCAGCATCGTCTGCTTTAAAAAGAATTTGACCTCCAAGATCATTATTTGCAGGAGAACCTGAGTTTCTTTCTATTACAAGAGTAGGACCTGCTCCTGTTCCACCTTCAGTGCTTTCTAAATGAAAAAGATTTCCAGTAGTTATAGATGATAGTTTTAAACCAGTATCAGCCACATGAGTAAGAATAATATCTGGGGTAGCAGGATCAGCACCAAAATTTATAGTTGCTCCATCTGTACTTAAAGTAAGAGGACCAGCTATATCTACTCGTGTGCTTGCATCAATATCTACTATAGGAGCGACTATATCTATCTCACCATCAGCAACAAGATCTAATTCATTATCTGCACCAGAGTGTATGTATATATCACTATTTCTAAACAGTATTTTAGATGAGCCATTTTCATCAACGAGCATATCCTCACCTAATTCATCTATATATGCCTTACCATCAATGTACAAATCTTTAAATTCATTTCCACTTTTTCCTAAACTTGCTGTATCATCAGCACTCGGATAAAATGTAGTGCTGTCTGTTAAAAATTGTTGACTAGGTCCTATTTTTTCAATAGCCCCACCTTCACCTGCAGTTCCATCATGTGTATGTCCACCTGTACCAAATGCAGCAAGTATGGCATCAAACTCACCATCAAGATCGGCCGCATTAATAACGTTTCCGTCTGCTATATTATTAGAACTATCATTTCTACTATCGTAAGCTGTACCCATTACCTTCTCCCATACTGACCATACTCTAACGATATAGCATCAAATGAATATGGTGGGTTATTTGATTCTGAATTAAATTGTAAAGACACTATGTATCCTGATCCTTTTGTTTGTTTTGTAAATACAGATTTTAATGTTGCTCCACTAAATACAGCAGTGCCGTATGTGCTTGCTGAATCCCCATATAAAAATGTACCTGTTGTTCCTGCAGTATTTGCAACATTAATTGTATTAGGTTCTATAACTCCTGTTTCAGACAGATCAAATTTTAAATTAAAATCAACATCTAGTGATCCTTGAGGGTCTGTATATATTATAGCCTTATATATCGTTTTACGCAAGCGTGGATCTGTAATAGGAAAGTAGGGGGTAGAAAAGTTTGCAACTATATCTGTACCATCAAAATCATTTCCTGATTCCATTTTATAAATAAGTCCATTTGTATGTCCAAAAACAACAAGTTCAACACCTTGACGTAAACTAGAATGTGCAACCTTTGCCTGTATACCAGAAGTTTCAGCCCAATTAAATTGTACACCCCCTTGACCTAATATTTGTGTACCTATAAAACCTTTTGCTGACCCTGTTGTAACACTATTAGAAAATCCAAATATTCTATATTGTGTTTTTGATCCTATTGTAACACTAGAAAACTCTGTATGTGATTGTACAAAGTCTTCTACTTTATCCTGTATAACTTTTGATATAGATAATAAATTAAAATCTCCAACTTTTTCTGTACCTGATATAGTTCTTAAACCATCTTGTGCAAGAAAAACAACATCTCCTGCAACCTCTTGTACAGTATCCCCTTCTACACATCCTATATCACTCGCTATGGGGCTTAATTGAAAGTCAGCTGCACTTGATCCAACAAGTCTAAATATTTTATTTTCACAGAATATAATTAATTGATCACGAAATGCTATAAGACTTGTTATTGTGCCACCGACACGGATCATCCCTGCACCATTGGCAGGATCAAAATCATCATCTTCATACGGTGCAGAAAATACAAGTTTATCACCATTGCCAAGCATCATGTGATTTTTAAATACAGCAACGTGTTCTGCACCATCAATATCACTTGTTCCGTTGCTAGATGTTAGTTTTGATAAGTCTCCTGCTGTTGTACCTCTTAATAATAAAGGAAACCCTTTGCCATCTACAATTATAAGATCTTCATCACCATTAAAATTATAATTTATAAATCTAACTTTTGTTGCATTTGCTCCTAACTCTATAGATGTAGATAAATCAACATGTGACCCACTTCCTGAAGGAACAAGATACAAGTGAGGATTACCAGATGATTGTCCTCTTGCAACAACAACTTGTCCTCTAAACTGTACAAGCCCTAATAAACCACCAGTTCCTGTTACAGTATTTGTGTTAAATTTTGTAAACCCTTCTATACGTCTGTAACCACCCTCTATAGATGGTTCAAAGTTTGTTAAAACTCGTGCTGATCCGGGGGCTGCCGCTCCATGTTGTAAAGGAGATAAGTTTGTAATCAAACCCCCTTTAAACTCTAATGGATACGTTTTCAACCTATCAGGCATTACACAGCTCTTATGTAGATATTTTCATTAACTAATACTTTTCTCATATAGTCCATGCCGTCTTTAAATTTCTTAAATGCAAGCTGTGCTGACTCTATATTATCTCTAAACATATACGTGTAATACATAGCACCATCTACAATAACATACTTAAATCTTTCTGGTACACGTGGTACTTCATCATCTGTAAGAAGATCTTCTGTCCATTTAAAATATTCATAACGTATCTTGTAGGCTTTATCTGGCATGGGAACAATTCCAAATTCAGCGTTTTGACCTCTAAAAACTCTTTCTGGAACTGCTCCCTTTGTAGTGTCGGTTTCATCTTCTTGATCAATATAGTTATCTAAGTATTCACTGTATGTTATATGATCAAGTCTTTTTGCTTCTCCTACATTTAAACTTGTATCTCTTTTAACTCTAAAACTTTTGTAATCAATAAACTTTGCTTCATCTGGTATAGCATAACGTGTTGTTCCTGCTTCAAGTATTACTTCTATTTGGCTATGGTTGTAGGGCCAGTATTCGTGATACAAATTTATATCTCTTATTGCAGCGTTTACTGAGTCTTTTATCTGTCCATAAAACCCTGCGGCCGATGCAAAATTACTTGTTGTAAGTTCTTCTTCGTTAAGTCTCTTACAAACTGTATTTACAATATCTAAAAAATTATAAGCCATTATACTCTTTCCTTAACATTCAGATGAATAACTCGTTTTGTAACAATTGCTGCATTTGTTTGTGCTGAACTTGATGTTGTTATCTCACATACAAATCTGTATTCTTTGTTAGCAAGTCCACCACTAAGCACAAGTGTTGCTGTTGTAGTAGTGTTTACAATGTTCTCAACAGTTATACCTAATGCTGTTGCGACAACTGTTCCAGACTCGTTGTACGTGTTTCCAGAACTTAACGCACTACTTTCAGTTGTTCCTGATATAATTTTCCATTGCACACTTGCTATTGTTAATGGAGTACCGAAGTTATCTAAATATCGTGTCCAATCAACGGTAAAATCTAGCCGTTCATCTGGATCTTTATTGGGCCATATTAATGCCATTACGCTGCTACCTTCACATTTCTATAAGGATCTTGTGGTACAAAAGCCTTTCTGGTTTGTTGATTTTCTACTGTTACTGTTCTTCTCTCTTGGAACGTTACTTTTACAGCCCTGCCTTTTGTAAACAATGCAGGATCAAAAAAGAATACTTTAACTGCCGATCCTGTTGCTGTTGCATCTCCTGCAATTGATGCAGTTGCTGGTCTACTTCTAGTTGCCGTTATTGAATTAACAGTTGCATCTGCAGATATACTTGCACTTGTTGGTCTAGAACGTGTAACCGTTGCAGTTGCTGTTGCATCACCAGTAAGTGTTGTGATGATTGCAGATGATCCAGTAAATACTGTAGCACTACCTGTACACGTTGCATCTCCACTTATACTAGCACCGACTCTTGCTGTTACAGATGCTGATCCTGTTGCTGTTGCATCTGCAGAAACACTTGCTGAAATGGTTGTTGCAAATGTTCCTGATAAAGATTTAGTCGATAGTGGAAATACGGAAAGCATAATTAACCTTTAGGATATTTATCTTTTACAATCATCCTGCTATCTCCATTGCAGTAATAGTTGATGTTCCTCTGCCTATATATGCCGCATTAATATTACTTTGAGTGTAGTTAATTGTTAATGTTCCAG